CTACAAAGTTGTAGAATTCACGGAAGCCTGCATTAGTAGTAATGTCAGAGAATCTCTCACCATACTCACCTCTTGCAGAACCTTTACGGAATACTTTAGTACCATTTGCCAAATACTTGTTATCCATGTATTTGTAGTTGTCATTGTTCACCAACTGTACAGTATAGATGAAACCATCACCAATAGGAAGAATGTCTTCAGTTGTGATGTACATCTCAACACCGTTGTATTTGTCATAAGTGATGATATCACCATGTCCAAACTCTCTGCGGTTTAATTTAATACGGAAAGTAGTACCTTCAATACCTTTGAACTCATTGTCTGGTTCAATATCCTCAATGATGTAAGGTAGGTCAATAGAGACAGGAGTCTGCCATCTGTATTCCCCACGTGCATTATCTACATTGATAACATTTTTACCACCAAATGAAGACATTTGATAAAGAGGCATTTCTACCTTTTGAGCCATAGCCCATAGATCCACTGGACCAAGATCCATTGGTTCAGCATCTTTCAGCATGTTCACCAAGTGGTAAGAATCCACATGGGAACTTGCGTTGTAAGCGGTATCCCTGAGGAATATACCATTGTTTAAAACTGGAGTTGCCATTTGTATATATTAATTTAAATTGTTACTTGTTAAAATCTCTTGAACAAATTGTTTGGTCTAGAGAGTGTTCTTTGTTGTGGTTTATTTGATCTTCTAGAATCATCTGGTTCATCTTGTGCTGATGAAGTAATTTTTCTAGCTTCTTCTGTTTTCAATTGTCTTACTGTTTTTTCTACAGCTGCTTTACCACCTTGGTCTTTAATTTTAGTTTTATAACCATCTGGATCTGCAAGCAACCAAAGAGCTTCTGCAATAAGATCATGTCTTGGTTCTACAAACTGATATTTTTCAAGAAGATGTCCTAATAGATTAGTTGGTTTACCTGAAATAGATGGGTAACTTGGTTGAACTAATCCAGAGTAAAGTAAGCTTTGAGTTTTTCTATCAAGTTTAACACCACTTAATTCACTTGTAGAAAGTGTATTATAAACACTATCTGTATAAAGTTTAGCAGCTTCTGCTTGTTGTGCTTTTCTTTGTTCTTGATCAGCTAACTGTCTTGCAATAATTGTCTCTTGCATTTTGTCCAATTTCGGTTTAAACTGTTGAGCTTTTTGCTCTAGTTTACCCATATCAGACCAGTCTTCAATTTCAGATTCAATTTCTTCTGCTGTACCAAAGTTGGTTGCATAAAGATATTGTCTTGCAATCTCTGCTTGATCATAGTCATCTGTAGGATCTAGTTGTCTTGTTTCTTCTACTTGAGCAAGAGTTCTAAATAAACCTTTAAGGTCTGTTCCACCATCAGCTACATATTTAGCAGCATATTGAAGTTCTTCTGGAAGAGATTGGAAAAACTCTCTTGGAGTATCCTGTCTTATTTTATTTTCTCTTTCTTGAAAGTTAGCTTCAAATAACTCACGGAAGTCTTTAGTAGTATATTCTTCTAATGGTTTGTCATCATCAAAAGGAATAAGTGTACCTTCTTCAATCATCTTAAGGGCTAACTCAGAAAGACCAGACTTATCTACTTTTGGTCTTCCTTTGTTTCCAGTTTCTTCTTCTTGAGAAATTAGATCATTAAGTTCATTGATTGCTTCTTCAACCTCAATCTTCTTTTCAGGAGTATCTTCTGTTTTATTATCAGTCTTGTCAAAGAACGTTACGTCCACTGCATCTTTAGTAAATACAGATTTAGGCTTTTCAGTTTCTTGGTCTTGTGGAAGCATTACACTTTCTGCTCCAGGCATTCCAAATAACTCATCAATGTTTACATCTACTTGACCTACCGTTGTAGTATCTAATACCTGATCTTCTTCAGGATTTTTTGTTGGTTCTGACATCTTTGTTGGTTTTAATTATATAATAATATAGTAATAAACTTTTGAAATTTAAAATACTCAATGTAAAAAAACAGCCTTATATAGCTAACTACTGTTCTTTATTATTTTTCATATCATATTTATTCTTGTTTTCCCTTGCAACTTCAAGTTGTTTATCTGCTATTTCTCTTTGAACCTGTAATTTTTCACGCTCTATTTGGTTCTTTTTATCTTGCTGAACATTTCTATTTGTTTCTTTTTCTCTTTGCAATTGAGTCTGTTGTTGGTATTGTTCAGTCTGTTTAATTTCAGTCATAGCATCTTTATAGTCATTCATCATGTTCTGATTGACATCTACCATTGATCCCATACCTGCAGCTCTAATTTCAGCAACTAAGATATCTCTTTGTCTATCTTTTTCTTTTTCAGCCATTTGAGCATCAATCTTCATTTGCTCCATTTGTTGTTGAGCTTGAAGTTGTTGTTCCTGCATTTGCTGTTGCTGTTGCATTTCTTGTTGTTTCATCTGTTGTTGTTTTTCTTCAGATGATTTAAGTGCATTATTAAGTTGTGCAATAGAGTCAGATTGTACAACCTTACCAAGATCATAGATAGATGCTCCGGTAGTATTATTTTGAAGAGCCATAGATTTAAGTTGTTCAAGAACAGCTCTATGGTTTGCAGTAGTAGTTGTAAAAATATTTAAGTCTCTCATTAAGAGATCTGTACCATTCATTTGAAAATTAATATTTTCATCTGCTGTAGTCATGTATGATAATCTTACAGAAGGATTAGTTGAATGATAATACTGTGCTAGATCTGTACGCATTTGGTGTACTCTAGGCATTAAGTAATCACAGTGTTGGATAAAGAATACCTCTGTCTGTGCATAAGAGGCTGCAGCGGCTTGTTCTACACCTGTAGCAGTCATCTGAGATAACTGTTGACCCATCCTTTGTGGGTTTACACCAATTACTTCATAAGCTTGTTGCTTAAAGTGATTTGCCAATTGAACTCTAGACATTAATCTTTCTGTCTGAGATAGATCTAGTTTCTGGAAATGCTGGAAATTAAGAGCATTCTCTGTATTTGTAATAGAAGTATCAAGAGGAAGCATCTGAAAGTTCTTCATTGCAACATATGCTTTAGCATAGTTTCCTTTACCCCAGTCTTCTCCAAGAGAGTGTTTAGGTAAAGTATTCTGATCAAGCATGATGATTGTACCTAATTCATCTACTAAGATATCTGCAATCTGGTTGTTTACAATGTTGTATCCAATCTGATATGGCTTCATTAAATCAATAAGTGCTGTAGACTTAGTATTTCTATCTGAGAATATTGCTCCTTCTACCGGAAGTTTACAACCATAAAGACTTGAATCACCTTTAAATTGGAATTTAAGTGGTCCAATCTTTTGTCTATTAACACCAATATACATAGGAGTTAATCCACCTGGATTATTCATACCCCAATAACTTGGAATGTTAGGACCAATTTTTACACCACCCCATACTTCATTAATCCAGATCCAATCTAAATGTTCTCCATAAATAAGAGTTTCTTTAGTTTTATTTTTAAAGAGTCTTGTATCATATTGTGGTTTAACAGTTACCTTATAGTTTTCATCTACAATATCTGTTATTACTTCACCATTTTCTTCAATCTTAGTAAGATGTCCTACCTTACGTTGAGATTTCCAATAGCATGTAGTAACTCTCAATAGATATGCTACACCATTATCAATATAGTCTTCACCTTCTGAAAGAATCTGTTGTACAATATCTCCTCCATCATATACACTTCCAGCCATTGCTGTTGTATATTGTCTGTATGCAAGAGATGGCATATTAGTATTCCATTCATGTGACTTAGTTGCATCATAGAATGTACCATCATTTTGGTATCCACCTACATTATATCCAGCTGATCTGATTGGATAAATAGCTTCTAATGCTTGTAACTGTTCATCATTCATTAGATAACCATACTTATCAATTACATCAGCAGCTGTAAGCATATCTGTTTTACCAACCCAGTTTGCTTGTGATATATATCTTGCATCTGGAGATTTATGGTAAAAGCAAATAACTGGATTCCAAAGTTCTACTTGATAATCATCCTCCATCATGTGGAAATGCCAGAACTCTCTATCTGTAATGAGTGAATCTCTAAAGGCTCTTTCCTCTAGTTCATCCATTTTGAATCTTTCAACATCTACTTTATGTTGGTGAGCAGCCCATTGTTCAATCATGGATCTATAGTCTTTCTTAAAATAGCCTTCAATCTCAGGCAATGTTTTAAGATTTTCAGTAGACAATTGTTGTTGTGCTTCTTCAGAATTTGGATCTAGTCCGGATTCTAAAAGTTTAGCTTGTATTTTTATAGCAGCATTTTGAAGTAATACTTCTTCAATAGCTGATCTCTTTTGTTCTAATAGTTCATTGTATGAATAATCATCAACTGCTCTATAGGTTAATTTGGTAGAGCGCTTAGCAAATTCAGCTACAAGAACATTAATAACATTTGGAATAATAGGATAGAACTTTAATTCTAGTGCAGACATCTCATCTGTTACCAGCGTTTCTACAATATCTCTATACTCATTATTTTCTTCTACTATGTAATCAGTTCTATCAATAATACCTTTTGCAAGTTTATAATTCTTCATTAGTCTGCGGGCATTTCTACGGATCTGTTTTAATCCTTGCCACTCTAACCAGTCAAGATTCCATGCAGCCCATTCATCATCCTTTTCTTTATTTGGAATAAATTGCAAGGGCTGAGTAATACTACCCAATCTGTTGTATTCAGCTTTGGCTCCTTTTTTTAACTGAAGGGCGTTATATATTTGCATATCTCTTATTTAATATTTTTAAATGCAGATCTATGAGAACCTCCATTTAATACTGAACCACCCCGTCCCATGTGACGGAACGGGCTTCTATTTAATTTAAACAAATTATCTGACTTCTGCAAGTTTTTAGAAGCATCATCCATGATAACTCTCTTAGAATAACCCCTGTTAGCATGTTGTATTCTCATGAATGCAACTATTGCAGCAAAGGATACAAGTCTATCCACGTTGACTCCATCTGCATATTCTTGCATTTCTTTAAGTAACATTGGATCTGGAATACGTTCTATACCATATTTTGTCTTTACAATAGTACCATCTGGTTTAGTCTCCACATCTAATTCTTCTTTACAGTATTCAATAGCATAACTTAATAAGTGAGCTTTAAAAAGAATGCCTGTATTTTTCCAACCATACTCCTGGAATACGTTAGCATTTGCACCTAAGTCTTTCAAGAACATAATCTGACTCTTAGGTACTAGATATCTTTGTTTCTTTCTTGATATCATATATTGGATAAATAATGAGATGTTATTCTCAATTAGTGTCCAAGCATTGTACCATTCTATAATTAACTCTAGTCTCTGATGAGTTTTATTAATATCATCAAATCTACCACACCATGCAGCTACTACTTTATCTTGTTCTATATATGTTTCTGTTTCTCCTGCTGTTATTTTAGTAACTTCTACTGGAGCTTTCATAATATAAATAGAACAGAGTGATTCTGATGTTGTAGTCTTACCTTCAGAAACGGGGTCAATAGAAGCATAGTATTGTCCAAAAGTAGGATCTTTAATTGGTCTTTCCCATACAACAAGTACTCCAGTTTTATCTTCTGTTTTCTTACTTATTGGAAATTCTTTAATTGGTTGTTTATCTGTGTTCTTTACTGCTACTTTACCATTCTCATCTGTGAATATATCTAAGTACTCATAAGCATATTCCTTTTCTTCAATTCTTCTGTTCTGTGCTGCTACTAAGTGAGTAGGAAAAACTGATACAGATCTATGTGCAAAAGCCTCTTGAATATTTCTTGGGTGCTGTGAAATTCTTAACTGATAATCTTCAGGAGCATTTTCTTTTTTCCACTGTTCAAACTGTTTATCAAGAGCAATTAATGCTTCTTCTACAAGTGAATTACCATATTCATCAATGTATGGAGGCATAGACCATTGCTCAGGAATAAACAAACCTGACATGCCAA